CTCGTCAACTTTTCGTCATCTAATCTACGTTGCAGAGAACGTATCCTATTGGTAACCTTTGGGTTTGCCATCAACTCACTTGCCATGTTCCAAATTGTATTGTCTTTGGTTGTTGGGCTGACATTATAAACACGCCTATAAGCATCACTACTTGTCAGGCTTTCCTCAGCTATAAGCCTCGCAAATTCAGACTGTTTGGCAGTAATTGGCTGATCCTTTTTTTTGGTCTCTTTAAAATCTTTTTTGTTATCACTTACCAATTTTAACTTTGGTTTTTTATCGTCAATTTTCTTTGCCATGATTTACCTATAAAATTATTTAAAAATACACTCCACAGAAATTAACACCTGATTTACCTGATGTAAATATTATCTCATTTCGTGAAACATCTATTAATAGCCCATATAAGCCCACACAGACACAAAAGGTGTTTTAGGCTATCATATATCATAAAAGTTTGTTTCGCAGTTTTTGGCTTGAGCCTTACGTTACAGAGGATGCACTAAAAAAAGATAAAAAAGTTTCAGAAAAAATGGTTGGTTATTCGTATGCGGGGAAATTTAACACCTGATTTAAATCTATACTTATACAAAAGTTAATTTTAACTTTTAGCCTATAAGTTAAGGAAATTTATATTTGGCTATCAGCAACAGTTACAGATATATTTTACAATTATTTACAATTATTTACATATTTGGGCTTGTATTTATCTAAAAAGTATATATCTTAATAAATGAGTTAAGTCACTCATTTGGGACAGACATCCCCCATCTTAGAGATTTTAAAAAATCTTAATTGGCATTTGAAATTCATGTCTCCTGAGTGGAAGTAGGTTCTCCCCATGTAAACGAAAGGTCAAGGTTTGAGGATGAGGCTATTTAGAGAATTTAGGATAGTCTAATATTTTTGAGACATATTAGAAATCTGTACGACCTTTCAAAAAACGATAGTGGAGGCAAGTTCTTGCCTCCTTGTCCTAGACTGTAGTTGAATGTGTATTCAGCCTGACGATTGCAAAAGCATGAAACAGTTAATTTTTTTATGGAGTTTTAGTATGACTAAAAATATTCAAGACTATGGTTTTTCAGCGGATGCAATCAAAGATTTAGCTAAGGCTGAAAAGGTAATTGGCGGTTTAAAAGATGCCAACAAAGAAAACACACAGACCATCAATGAAAATAAGATGGTTCAAATTGTAACCTCAATCTGCCATGTTGCACAGTTTTCAAGGACTGCATCAGGTAACCTGAGCAAGGCAGTCACAAAGGTTGTGTATGATGACCTGATGAACCATGCAGGCATTCCAAAGGCTCAGGCAAAAATTCTCAAAGAGAATGCGGTTAAGTTTGCTGAAAAGCATGACCTACCAACTCAAGTAACACCTGAGTACGTCAGGCAAATACTTGCTGATTTTGAGATCGATACTCAAACAAAGTGGGTTGCTCATACCAATGATAAAAAAGAGTTAACCTTAGCAGAAAAGGTTTGCAAGATGGTTTATGGTGCTGAGAAAACCAAGAAAGTTGATGGCATCGAGCAGACAGTATTTGTTGCCAACGATATCACGATGGATGAGATCAACCAACTTGAAGAGTTGATGGCAGATACCAAAAGGATTTTCATAGCTACACAAAAGGCTAATGAAAAGTCTAATGAGGATACCAAAAAGGACAACGATGAGACTAACGATGTTCTCGATGCTCTTTGCGGTTAATCGAATGCACAAATTGAGACAGATCAAATGCGGTCTGTCTCTGCTTGTTCAGTCGAGCAATAACAATAACAACAATGGAGTTAATACATGAATAAAAATCAAGAAATAATAAATATGTTTCGTGGCAGAATTTTACGAGGTGTATTCAAAAAAATGGATGGCTCAAGACGTAAGTTTTGGGGAGTTCTAAAGCAAGAGGAAAGGGATGTTCCTAACCTCGTAACAGTCTATGATTTTCGTATTGGCGAGTATCGTAGGTTTAGACTAGATCAAGGAGCTATAACATTAAATAGCGGTAACACTTGGTATAAATATAACCATGTAAATGGTGTAACACTTAAAACAAGGAGTGCTTAAATGAGATTATCATTAGCAAAAACAATAATACTTGAGGGTATTAAAAAGAACCTAGCACAAAAGTCAAACCACAAGCCAATCTCTTTCCATCTTGAAGGCTCGATGGGTATTGGAAAAACTGCTTTAGCTAGGCAGATCGCAGAGGACTTAGGTTTTTACCTAGTAAATATTTCCCTTGCTCAACTTGATCCTACTGACATAGGCGGTATGAGGATGCCTGATGGTAACAAGATGAAAGTCTTACAACCTGATTGGTATGTAGATGCTGACCGCATGGCTGAGATCAAAGCGGATGGTTACAAAGGTGTGCTTTATTTCTTCGATGAGTTGCCACAGTCTCCAATTCTCAACATGAATATTTATGCTCAGATTTGCGATGAGTATAGAGTTGGCGAGTACAAGATCGACAGATCAGAGTGCTATATTATGAGTGCTGGAAACAAACTAAGCGACAAGGCAGGCACTAATCAGATGCCATCGCATTTAGTTGATAGGCTTTCATTCATCGAGGTTGAGGCAAACCTAGATGACACTTGCAATTACTTTTCAAAAAGCGGTGTTGATCATAGGTATATAGGTTGGTTAAGATTTCAGCCTGAGTTCTTGCATCAATTCAAAGTTGGAGAGAATGCATATCCTACACCTAGATCACATGAGAGATCATCTCAAATGTTATCTTGGAATTTGGATGCGGTTGCAATGGGCGAGGCTATCAGCGGTCAGATTGGCAGATCAGCATATGCAAACTTAAAAACATTCTTGGACATTTACAGTAAGTGTCCTGATGTAGATAAGTTGGTAGCTGATCCTGACAATGCTCAGTTAGTGGAAGAGCCTGCGATTATGTATGCTCTTTGCAGTTCTCTTTCAATGAAAGCTAACGACAAAAATATTGGTAACATTCTCAAGTACTTACAAAGGTTACCTAATGAAGAGTTCCAAGCCTATGTCTTAAAGGATGCTTTAGCTAGAGACAATTCTCTAAAGCAGTCTAAGGATGTTAGAGCATGGGCATCAGCTAAGGGCAATGGGAAATATCTCGTTGCCTAGAAGTTAATCTTAACTTTTAGGAGTGCAAACATGCATGATTTACCAAGAAAGATCGCAAGATCAAAAGTCAGGCTTATGCTTGATAAACTGTCTAAGGGATGGGGGTTTTATGCCTCTATCCTTTATCAGATGCCAATGGTTGTTAAAAACGATATCGACACTATGGCAACTGATGGCACTAGTATTTTCTACAATGAAGAATTTACTGATGCCTTAACTGAGCCTCAGCTAGATGGTGTAAAAGTTCACGAGGCATTGCATCGAGTTCTTAAGCATCATCTCAGGATGGGCAAGAGAGATCATCAGCTTTGGAATATTGCTTGCGACTATGCAATTAATCCAATCATTATTTCAAGCGGTTTAGTTTTGCCTGATGGTGCTTTGATCGATGCTAAGTTTAAGGATATGTCAGCGGAAAAAATCTACGACATTCTTCAATCTGAAAGCAAAGACAAGCCTCAGGATGGCAATGGTGTTGGTGGTGGTAGCGGTCAGCCTCAGCCTCAGGCATGGGGCAATGTCGATGCACCTAGCAGTATGAGTGAAGATCAGGTCAAGCAAGAAGAGGCAACGATCGATGCTCAGACTATGATGGCGGTTAGTTCTGTTAAGAATAGGGGCGAGATACCATCAAGCATCAAGGACATAATCAAAGCTATGGAGAGATCACAGATCGATTGGGTCGATGTACTCAGGAGGTTTGTTGGTGGCGATCAGCCTCAGGACTACAGTTATCGCAGACCTAATCGTAGGCAATGGTATCTAAATGAGGTCATAACACCTACATCAAACATGGTTGGTTGTGGCAATGTGGTTGTTGCTATCGATACGTCAGGATCAGTCTCAAACAAGGAATTATCTTATTTCTTGGGCGAGTTAAACGAGATCACAAAAAAATGTGGTGCTGATAGTGTTACAGTCATCCAATGTGATGCTGACATTCAAGATGTTAAGCGATACGAAAAGGGCGAGGATATCGAGCAGTTCTCAGTAGTTGGAAGAGGCGGTACTTGTGTTATGCCTGTGTTTAACTACATCGACAAAGAAAATATTAAGGTTGATAACTTTATATATTTTACTGACATGGGAATATTTGATTATCCTAAATCAGATGTTGGTTATCCTATCCTTTGGGTATCAAGTGATATCAGGGGCAAAGATGCACCAATAGGTCAGACTACTTATCTCAAAGTAGCCTAACCAATCCAAAGTTATCCACAAGCACCGCTGATTGGTGTTTGTGGCAAATCCTTAACTACTATCATTATTATGGAGATTTCATATGCTAAAAAATTTAGATAATCCCCAAGTTGTAAAACACTTGGCATTTAGTAAGGCACATGAGGTGCTTAAATTTAATATGGCTGAATTTGGTTTGGATATTGATCACATCAGATCAGCAGACTACAATTATAAACACAGAGATCAGGCAAAACGAGAGGAGTTCGACAAGCTAAAATCTTGCTTTGATTACAATATGCAACAGTTTTTCGAGGGTATGCCAAAGTTATATGAGGCAGTAAAGTCTCACAGAAAAGATGTTAAAAAAGGCTCTGTTCTTTGCGATACATTTATGCATCAATACGACATTTGGAAAACATCAATAGATGCTACCAAAAACGAGGTTCGTGGTTGGTGGAGAGACAATCATCCTAGAACATCGTGCAAGGTAAAATGTGACAAGGACACACTTGGCAACGTCAGGATCGAGCAAAACCTCGACAGTTATTGGAAAGAGGGCAAAATTTTTGTATCACCTTTGTGGTTTCATAAGGTTTATAAAAAAGGTTTGTCTACTGTTCAGTACATGGGAAGACCTTGTTTTGTTGGCGATGTTAAAAAAGTAGAGATCGATAGATTATCTGCTGATGGCATCAATGCCTACAAAGTCAATATTGTTTCAGCAAAAAGTGGCGAGTTAAAAGTCCATAATGATATGTGGCTTGCATCCTATCAGGTCAATGAGGGATCAGTTGGTGTTGGCGGTGGAAAAATCGTAGCACCTGAGACAATCAATGCAGTTAGTCCTGAGTTAAGACGAGCAGAGACTAATGTTTCACAACGTATAACAAGAGAAGTTCTTGGTAACCTATTAGATTAAAAGGAGTTAAAATATGTCTAATTTAAATCAGAATGTTAATCCAAGCGATTTAGTCGCTTGGGTTCATAAGGGGTATATGTACTGCCCCATCCTTACAGTTGGAGATCAGATATTCAGCCATGAAATTATTGATATGTCTGATCCTGACAAAGAGCCTTTTTTTTACGAGGGCAGTTTTCAAAAATTTATGGATCGAGATACGTTTATTGATTTTGTAGATTACATGATCAAAACAACTAAGTCAGGTCTGTAAAAGTTAATCTTAACTTTTAGGAGTTTAAATATGAAATATAATTTTAAGCACTACCAAAACAGAATGTATCAGGACAATTATGTAAGAAATATTTACATCAAGATTGGCTTGGCATTCTCAATATTAATCTCAGTAATAATCATAGGAGTTTTATAATGGACTATGGAGATCATCAATGTGTGGGATGCGATGCCCACACATTTGGAATATATAGAGCCAATCCTAATTGGCATCTATGTTGGAGTTGCTATGAAATGTGGCTAGACAATCAAGAAAAATTGCAAGAGGAGACAAGCGATGAGTGAGTTAGAAATTATCCAAAAGTTAGATGATGTAATTACTGATCTAATTGCAGATGGACTGCACGATATAGCAATGAGTATTGAGATCGAAAAGCAAAAGGTCGCAAAACAATTTAATCAAGCTGAATTGAATAGTCAGCAAATAGATTTAGAGGAGTATCTATGAGTAAAATAAAATGGAAAGACCTACCGCCTGAGTTTACATATGAAATAACTTGGGCGGATGCCATAAAAGGTTTGGAAGATTTAGTGGATGAAAAACGTCTTGAGTTAATGAAAGATCAGGATTTTCATACTGCTCATCTAATAGAAAAATATTTAAATATAATTAAGAGGGGTTATTAAATGGAAATTCAAACTATAAATGTAGATGAGATAAAGTCTCTGAGAAAAGAATTGGGATATAATAATGCTCAAGAATTATCAAAATTATTAGGCTTTGGTAGTGCAACTATTCCTAGATGGGAAAGCGGTATGTCTTCCATGAGTAAATCTCATGGACTAATGGTTGAGGCTTTCCTAAAAGTTCCTAGTTTTAGAGAATTTATTTTAAGCAAGAATGGTATAGATATGTTTGAAAATGGAGAATGGGTTGAAGAGGGTACAATCCATCTCTCTGAGGATCAAATGAAAGGTTTTATGAAAGACTTTGCAAAATATATGCATGGAGATAAAAATGAGAAATAATCCTGACGATTTATCAAATCAATTAGTGCATAAGATTAAGGTATGGCTAAGAGGGGAAATTCAAGACGTTAGAAATAACTTTGAAGACGATCTTGATAGTCGAGAATTAGGCATTCTTGATGGAAGATATGAATGTGCTGAAAGTTTAATAGAGCAAATAAAAAAATGGGAGAATGAAAATGATTGAGAGAATATTATTATTTCTACTTGGCATATGTGTAATGCTTATGTCTATTGTAACACTAGCTGATCCTGATGGATATTATATGCAAAGTGTCGAGGGCATACTCATAACTATATTCATAGGCTCTATTGGTTTAACCATGATACTGTTTAGTTTTTTCAGTATCTTTTTTAAAGAATAAGGGGGAGAGATCAACTCCTGAGTGGTGGGCAAAAGTGGATGCCTGAGGTTTTGTATTATTGCCCTCTCCCTAAATGCTATACATCCCTAGATAATTGTTCCCTCGTCTTTATTCGACAATTATTGTGGGCAAAACTGCGATCTCTTTAAAGTATGAACAGTTAATGTATGGAAAGCCACAAAAAAGGCTCGTTTAAGCCTTATACAGAGGGGGATACCTCCCCCCTCTGTATCATTCCTACCAAATCAACCTTAAGTCTCTGTGTGAGGCTTATACAACCATTAAAGGATATATCAATATTATGCAGAAAAAAAAGCACGATCAACTAAGAATTAGGGATAGTCTTAAGGATATACACATACAAATCCAAAAAGAAAACAAATCTAAAACACCAAAAGAATTAGATATGCATGAAAGGTTTGAAGATGTCCCTGATAAACTTTCAGACAGAGATAAAATTGGCAGAGTAAAACGAGTATCCACCTCAGGCATTCAGCATATGCGAGGTGGCTCTACGTTTGAGCAATAGAAGTTAATTTTAACTTTTAGAAAAAAGAATGAGGGCGGTATTGGAGTTACCGCCCTCTTGCGTAAGAAGTGAGATGCTGAGAAAACAATCACTTTTACAGAAATCTAATCCCACCTTTTAAATAAGTCAACTATTTCTCCAACTTTCATAGAAATCTTTTATTGGCTTAACAATTTCCCAAACATTATTTTTAATAAATTCAATATCAATTCTAGTTAAATTTCTATCAGTTATTATTTTTAATAGCACCTCGTAGCAACTAGATCCACCTGCTGATTTTAACGAGGCTAGGCATTCAGTAACTTTTCTTTTTAATATCTCATTATCGTTGCTCATTGTGTCGTAACTAGCGGTAACTCTAGGATTGTAGTTAGATGCCTTAATTCCAACCATGCCTGATTTATTATAATCCATCTGAAATTTATCCAAGATCATATAATTATCTAACGATATACTATCATTAAGTAACAACGTATCTAGGCAAGTCTGATCAACAACTCTCATTCTAACTTTATTTGTTTTGCCTATAAACTCAGGCTTAACAGTTTTATTGTCAAAATGGTACGTCTTCGTCATCGTCATCTTTTTCATAATAGTTTTTTGCTATTGGCTGATTTGTTTTTTTATATTTACCCTTAGAAAAACTATCAGGTAAAAGCATATCCTCTGTAGTCTTGTTAACACTAATATATCTAGACGTTATCTTATCAAAAGACAATGCACAATCCCCAATAGAACCTACCCAAGAAAATCTACATTTCCAAATCATTATCTGACTTATGCTTGACCCTGATGGATTAGGTCTGTGTACTGTCATCCCTATATCAGCCTTAGCAAACCAAGATGCACTACCTGATATATCGTATCCCTTAGGCGGTGGTACAGTTCCATCGTCTTTCCTCATCATCTTTGTTGGATGGGCAACAAACCAAATATGTATTCCATGAGCCTGAGCAAAAACTCTAAGTTTTGTCAGCATATCAGATATCCAATCAGTTTCGGATGTTGCGGTATCTCTTGATATGTAATTATATGGATCGATTACCACCCCCCTGACCCCGTGTCGCATAACCGCCACTTTCATTCTTTCTAAAATGCTATCCAAAGATGATAAACTGCCATCAGCTTGATAGAGAAAAGAAAAATGATCTTGCACAAATCTTTTCCCATCTTGCAATTCTTCGTGATTAAGTTTAGGTGTCATGCCATCAAAGAATGGCTTACCTTTATGCTTACTAATTAACTTAGCTATATGTATTCTAGGCTCGTTTTCAAAAGAGCATATCCCAAATTTCCATCCTTTTTCTTTTGCTATGTTAATCATAATCTGATCTACAAACTCAGATTTACCGCTTGATGGATGCCCCGTGACTACGGACAACTGCCCCTCTACAACTGTGTATAATTCGTCTACCTCTTCATATCCAGTAGATACACCTGAGCCTATACCTTTTTCGTAAATGTCATCAACCTCTTCATAAAAATGAGAGGCATCGTATAAACCTGAAACTGGATATGGTACTGGATTAGATGCCAAATCATCCAACTTTTGTCTGCCATGCTTAACTAAAACTTCATTGGCATCCTTGCAATCCTCAGGATATTCTATCTTGTAACATCTGTCTTTACCAACTCTCCTAGCTATCTCCTCAGCCATTGCCTGACCTGATTTATCGCTATCCATAGCTATGACAACCTTGTCACATAAATCCAATTTCTTTTTGGCATTCCAAATAAATTTAAATTTACCATCTTCATGGGCATCTATCTTGCCATCCACAACTTTCATTACTGCCCCATGCGGTATTGATACAACAGATTTGTAACCAACTTCCATGAAAGACAAGCAATCCATCTCTCCCTCGCAGATAATTACCCAATCGTTAGTTTCAACATTATCTATGTTGTAAAAGTTTACCGCTGATCCCTGAGAAGAAAAACCTTTATCAGGAAACGATCTTATCTTTGCAAAGTCTGTACTGCCTTTGGTGGTGTACGGAAAAACTATACAAGGCATTTCTTTTTTCTCAGAAGCTATGTATTGCTTTACATATTTTAACCCCCCTAATTTTGCCGTGTTCTCTGATATTCCCCTACTTTTTAAGTATTTTATACTGTCTGTATTTGCTGATAAATCTGACCAATTCTTGTTAACAGCGACCAATGGCTCTCTCCTTATTAGCTTAAAATTATTATCATTAAATCGTATTGAGCCATTCTCAGTACAATGCCAACAATTATAAACGATTGTGTCGCTATTAACTCTTAGCGATAATGTTTTCTGATCTTTTTTCTTTCTGTTTGGAGAACAAAAAGGGCAGTTTACCTTGTGTTGACCACTACCTAGTCTGAGGGCTTTTGCCCTTATATTTGATTTTAGTTCCATGTTTTCTCCTACGCAATGCGAAAAAGATAGTGCCATAAAAAATCCTAGTCAACGAAAAAAAGATATTAATTTTATAAGTTTAGAAAACAAAAACTAATTCCCTAGAGTACCCCCATATAGAACAACCAACGTAAAAGTTAATTTTAACTTCCACTAGTATTACTAGTTATAACTAGTATATATATATTATATATTTATAACTAGTAGTACTGTTATAACTAGTTGGGAAAACTTCTGTTTTGAATTGTTCTTTTTAATTTCTCGCCCAAGTACCTAGCAACGATAGGTTTGCTAGTGGCAATTTTTTCTAAATGTATTTTTAATTTACTTGAATTTAATTCAGCCATATCGCAAACATCAACAAAATCATTGCTCTTCATCCAAATGGCTACGTTTAATTTTTCTTTTGGGCTACCTAAATAAAGATCAGAAATCGCTTGGCACATCACATATTTCCAAAGGCGACACTCTGACATGAGTTCTAGGTCTCTCTCTATCCAATCCCCAATATATGTACTTCTGTTTGACTTGTCTGTCATTAGCATATATTTTTCCTTGCATACAATCCAAGATAACACTCTCATCTAAATCAGGTCTTCTCGAAGAGTAATATATAATTAACTCTACTTTTACGTCATTTTCAATAAGATTTTCTAATTGTGGGCATTGTAGGGCAAATATTTTCTCATAGTTCCTAGCTTTATCTGATTTTATGAGGGCAGGTCTTTTGCCAAATGTGACTATTTTTCTAGAGTTTGACTTACTTGCAGGCTCTCCCTCTATAATAAAATTTATTTTTTTATGGGTTTTTGTTGACATATTTGGGCTTTCCTATTACTTATAAAAATGCGTAAGGAGAAAATTACATGAAAATAACCAATAAGTTTGGTATGCCACAACCTTTTGTGGACTTTGCCATAAACGATAAATACAGTAAAGGCAAAGCTGACATATCTGTCACTACCTTGATAGATAGCCCCAAGATAAGATTGATGAAAGAAAAGCACGATCATGAAATAGAGGTCGATGCAGTTGATATGGTTTGGGCATTGTTTGGTACTGCGGTTCATTCTGTTTTAGAAAACTCAAAACAATCTAGCGATGTTATAACTGAGGAAAGGCTTTATCAAGAAATTGATGGTTGGGTTTTGTCAGGTGCAGTTGATAGGCAAGAAATAAAAGATAACAATGTGACTATAGTTGATTACAAGGTTACGTCAGTTTGGTCTGTGATATACGGAAAACCTGAGTGGGAGAACCAATTAAATTGTTATTCTTTCCTAGTTTCAAACAAGATTGGTCTCTCTAAACAAAACGTAAGTAGCTTAAAAATATGTGCAATTCTAAGGGATTGGAATAGAAGAGATGCTGAAAGAAAAGAAGATTACCCAAAAGCACCCATAGTATTTGTTGACATACCTCTGTGGGATCACGAAAAAATATCAAATTATATTAAAGAAAGAATGGCTTTACACCAAGAGGCACAGATTTTGTCTGACTTGCATGGAGATGTAGGTCTTTGTAGTGACAAAGATATGTGGAAAAAGAATGATACATGGGCAGTAAAGAAAAAAGGTCAGAAGAGAGCATTGAGAGTTTTAGATAGCGAAGAAGAAGCTATCAAGTACATGGAATGGCATAATGAAACTGACAAAGCCTATGTCAAAAAAACAAATTTAGAAATGGAATTTCGTAGTGGAGAGTACACACGATGTGGCAACTATTGTTCAGTTGCTGATTTTTGTAACCAATATAAAGAGAGGGTAAAATGAAAGAACAAAAACCAAAAATTAAAAAAGTAATTAAAAAAGTTAAGAAAAGTGGTGTTGTTAAATTAAAGCCTAGAATAATAAGCGAAAGACCAAAGGATAGGTCTCTAATTGCTGAACATATTGTAGAGGCTACAAGCAAAGGAAAAGCAGATGATGTTTTTTTTCTTTGCAAAATTTTCTTTAAAATAAAAGACAAAATAAAATTATGGATGAAAAAATGAAAAGCAATATACCTGATAAGGTTGTCGAAACCTTAAAAGAAATCGGCATGACCCATCAAGAGGCAGGATGGAATTGTCACGGAACTTATGTACTTTTGCACAAAGCACTTGAAAAAGTGGCGGTTGCAAGAAAGATAAAGTTTGATGCCCCTCAAATATTAGAAAGCGACAGTAGCAAAAGAGTTGTTAGTTTGATGGTCATGGGTCATATGGGAGATAAATCTGAATGGTCTATAGGCGAGGCATCCCCATCAAATAATAAAAATAGTTATCCATATGCTATGGCTGAAAAGAGAGCAAAGGACAGAGTAATACTCAAGTTAGTTGGTCTTCATGGAGACGTATATGCAGAAGATGAGGCAGACAGTTTCAAAGAGGAACGACCTGAGGAAATAAAAGGCGGAACAGTTAGTGGAGAGGGCGAAGAAGATAAAGACGATCTCCCTGAGGTAACATTTAAAAAATTAGATAATACTAAAGAGACTGTAAAAGGTATCGAGTTTATCAAAGAGGTCTTTATAACATTTTTACCAATACAACATAACAGAGCAGACATAGTTGGTTTTTGGAAAAATAATAAAGAGGCAAGAGAGACACTAAAAGAACTCTCTTTAAAAGACTACGAAGAAGTAGAAATCGCTTTCAAAAAGAGAGCAGAAGAAATCGTAAATAACAAAGGAGAAAACGATGGAAAATGAAAATAAGTTTACTGCAACGGGAGCCTTGTTTACCGCTAAAAACAAGAGAACTGAGAATAGTCCTGACTACTCAGGGTCTATGGAATTAGAGATGGATGTTGTAGATGATCTCATTGCACAAAAGAATGAGGGAATATCTCAACCAAAAGTAAATCTTGTTGGTTGGAAGAAAGTGGCAAAGTCAGGTGTTCCATATCTTAGGATAATATCTAATGTTGAAAAAGCAAGATTGGATGCAAAGGAAGAAATGTCTGAAAAAAGACAAAACGATATAAAAAAAAATAATGCATCTGACGATAAGTTAGATGACGAAATACCATTTTAGAAATGATAGATTTTGATTTATTAAAAAAAGTGGTTGATCAGATAAAGGAAGATGCTGATAGCGGAGACTATACTGCTATAGAGTATCTTCTCAAGGATATACCAAAAGAAAAACTACAAGGCTTTTTAACGGAGAAGTAAATGGAAGAAGAAAAGAAAGTTTCTAATATAAATTTTGAGGCAGTTAAAACATCTATGATGCAAGATAAGAACGGAACTAACATCAGGCTGACCATACATCCTAATGATGTTCCTCAGGATTTAC